GCTGTTGGAAACCCTTCCCTATTATAGCTTGGAAACTTATCCAATGAGCGATTCACTCTTCAGGTTTTGTACGGGTACAAAAGAAGAGGCTCTGGCAACGATAGAGAGATGGAAACCACCAAAAGTTGTAAAGATGGGGTACAAGATAGTAAATGAGTGACGTGGATATTAGCCGGGAAACTTGCCTGCGTTGTGCTGATTTTTGCAACACCTTGGACATGGCTACACCACAACAAGCGGTCAAAGTGGGTGAGTGGGCTGCACAAACTATTCTAGCTCTTTATGCTAAAATTGAGGATTTGACTAGAGATGACAGTACAAGAAATTATTGATGAGTTTGAGAAGGGCTGTAGCAACACTGTGTACTCAGGTAAACCAGAGGATTGCCCTACTTGTGTAAGGGCCTTTGTACGTGCCCTACAGGCTCAGGTAGACCTTTTGCGCCTTACGCAATCGCCGCAAGCGGCTCGTGATCAAGCTGCTATCGTGAAGCGAAACATCTATTGGGGAGGTTTTTGGTACTAAATGAGTGAACGTATTCATTGTAAATGTCCATTTACTGACTGTGGCTCATCTGATGCTTTTGACTATCACACCACAAAGCATGTAGGTATGTGCAGGTCTTGTGGTAAGGCTTACCCCCACAAGGGTATGTCTGTTCATCCATGGGCCGCAGAAGAGTATCCCTTAAAGAATATGCCACAAAAAAGACAGGTAGAAGATATGGATGACGTACTAGAGACTAGTGTTTATGGAGGGGAATTTGTGGAACATCGGGGTATCATGCCCCGTACAATGGAAACATTCGGCTGCAAGACTTACTTTGATCAACAAGGTAATCCTACTAAGCATGTGTACGTGTACCCTGACGGTGGAAACAAGACCCGCGTATTCCCTAAAGACTTTCACGTAAAGAACTTCAAATCTGATCAACTATTTGGTATGAACCTCTTTCCTGCTGGTTCTGCTGAGGCTGTAACGATCACTGAGGGCGAACTAGATGCTATGTCTGCCTATCAGATGCTTGGTTCTAAGTACCCTGTAGTGAGCCTTCCTAGTGCCACCCCCTCTAAGGGATTGCTGGGTAATGTTAAGGATTGGCTAGGTTCCTTTAAGAAGATTTACCTGTCTCTTGATAGTGATGACAAGGCAGAGAAGTTTGCTACGTCCTTGATGTACCTCTTTCCCGGCAGGGTCTACAAGGTTCCTCATGACAAGTACAAAGATGCTAATGAGTTCCTTCAGGCAGGTATGGGAGAGGTCTATCGTAAGGCTTGGTGGTCCTCTGGTCTGTATACGCCTGAAAACATCTATGCCACAGAAGAACGCTTCCTAGAACTGTTGCACGATACACCTGACCATAGCTTTATCCCTACAGGTATTGCTGACCTTGATGAGAAAATCCTAGGTCTGATGCAAGGACACTTCACAGTTATCAAAGCACCTACAGGTATTGGTAAATCAGAGTTCATGCGTTACCTTGAATACAACCTAATCAGCAACCACAAAGATGTTAGGTTTGCTACTTGGCACTTGGAAGAGACTAAGCTGCGTTCCTTGCTAGGTATCGTATCTTACTATCTGAAGGACAATGTGACACGTAAGGACTTGATCAAAGATAAGGGCCGTATGGCTGATGTAGAGGCCGCTATCAAGGACATTACTCACAACTCTGGGTATATGCAGTTCCATCTTGATGAGGCTGATGCTGATGGTCTGATTGAACAGATCAGGGTACTTACTCAGGTCTATGGTTGTCAGTATGTGTTCTTTGAACCTATTCAGGACGTTGTTACAGTGTCTAATGAGGTTAACAAGGAGACTATCCTTGCTGACCTGTCTGTGAAGTTGTCTAAGTTGGCCGCTGATCTTAATGTGGGTATTGTAACTATCGCCCATACTAATGAAAATGGCGACCCTAAGTATTGCAAAATGATCGCACAAAGGGCTTCTGTGGTTATTGATCTTGAACGTGACAAGGAAGCTGATAATCTCCTTGACAAGAACACTACAAAGCTGGTAGTAAAGAAGAATAGACCTTGTGGGTTTGAGGGTGAAGCAGGCGAGTTGCTGTTTGACTCTGAGACATTTACTTTGACAGAGAAGGGTTACAGATAATGGCTGAAGTTGTAATTAATACGTGTTATGGTGGGTTTGGATTGTCCAATGAAGCAATCAGACTCTACCTCACTAGAAAAGGGATTCTTTACGAAGAACGTAAGGATAAGTGGGGGCACAGTATGTTCTCATCTCCCGGCAAGGAGGATTGGTCTTTGTATGATGAAGTAAGTCGGCCTGTGCGACATGACCCTGACCTAGTTAGTGTTGTGAAAGAGTTGGGTCTAGGTGCTAATGGAGACTGTGCTGACCTTCGTATTGTGGAGTTAGATGAGGGAACTTTGTATCGCATAGACGAGTATGATGGTATGGAACGTATCGAAACTCGTGACAGCATTGGTTGGGCTGTTGCAGGTAAGTGAATTGTTTGATTCTGAAACCTTTACATTATCAGAGAAAGGAATTTCGTGGTAGATAAGTGGAAAGTGCTAGACTTGTTTGCTGGCATAGGTGGGTTTACTTACGGTTTTGATAAAACAGGTTGCTACAACACTGTGGCTTTCTGTGAGTGGGATGCAAGTTGCCAACTAGTTTTGAAGAAGAATTACCCAACCGTACCTATCTATGGGGATATTTCTAATTTGTGCTACCAAGATGGTTTTCTGAAAAGTGTTGATGACAATCTAACCACAAAAACAAACATTGATGTAATCACTGGCGGGTTTCCCTGCCAAGACATTAGTTATGCTGGTAAAGGTGCAGGTCTTGAGGGTGAACGCTCTGGACATTGGTATGAGTACCTACGCCTTATCAAAGAAATCAGACCTAAAGGGGTTGTAATTGAAAACGTTAGCGCACTTCGCACTAGAGGATTGGACACAGTGCTTCAAAACCTCAATGAGGTCGGGTATGATGCAGAGTGGCACTGTATACCAGCTTCCTACTTTGGCGCTTGCCACCAGAGGGACCGAATCTGGATTCTTGCCTACCCCCGCCGCGAGGGAGGGTCGGGATTGGTCCCGTTTCAGCATTCTGGCAAGACTGGACAAAGGCGATGGGGTGGCAAAAAGGATTTGCAACAAGTCTACGACAACCCCTTTCAACGATCCGATAGTTGGCCTGAACCCCTGCTTTGCAGAGAAGATGTTCGACTTCCCCGAAGGGTGGACCGACTTAAGCAACTAGGTAACTCTATTTATTGGCCTATTGCAGAGGCTCTTGGTGAACACATGAATAAACACTTGGTAGATAACTATGGAGTACCTAATGATTGATCCTATTGAACCACTTTGTATTTGTTACACTACACAAGACGCTTTTGTACAAGAAAAGTTTAAGGACGTTATTCTAGTGCAAGGGGGTTTTTACTACACAGTTTACGTTAAATATTGTAAGAACTGTGGTGCAGTCCATGATGGAGGTACTTGGGTAGAATGACTAGTCGTGTATTTGTATTTGGAAGTAACCTCATGGGTATCCATGGGAAAGGTGCAGCTAAGGTTGCTCACAAACAGTATGGGGCTGAGTGGGGTGTAGGAGAAGGTAGGACGGGTAATGCTTATGCTTTGCCCACTAAGGATTACCTTCTTCAAACCCGCTCACTAGTTCACATAGAACTTTCTGTCTTGGTATTCATGCAGTACGCATGGGAGAACCTTGATACAAAGTTTCAGGTTACACAAGTAGGCACAGGTCTAGCAGGTCTTGACAAAACTGTTATTGCACCTATGTTTAAGGGCAGTACTTGCAACGTGTTCTTTGATCTTGCTTGGAAGGACATTCTTGGTGATGAATATAACTATTGGGGTACTTATAATGAATAAGGTGTATGTGGTTTGTGCCCTTGCAGGCGGCGTGTTCCAGACTACAAACCTTGAACTTGCCAAGACTGTGGCAAAGATGTTCGTTGAACGTGGTTATGGAATATCTATTAATTGGGTGAGTAATGACTAAAGTGTATGTAGTGCTTGCGTATGATTGCTATTACCCCGGTGGAGACAACATTCGGGGTATCTTTACTGACATTAATAAAGCTAAGATACTTGCAATATCCCTTCAACTTGGTTCTGACTGGGACATTGTTGAGGTTGAAGAGAAAGAGGCTTACCTAGATGATTGAAGCATACAAACGTTACAAGGATTGGTGGATTGAACACCAGTCAGAATATTACATGGATACTGTATCTAGCCCGACAGGTTGGGGCTGGAATAGTGCGGAACATGCTTTTGTCGCACACCTAAACACCTTTAATAACTATGAACTGATGGAAACATTGGTTGATTGGTCTTATCACCTAGAAGTGCCTACAGGAAACTAGTATGGATAACAAAGAACGCTTGCTAAATCTACGAAAAGAGTCTATCAAGAAGGCTCTTGAAGAGTATGCTAAGGATATTCACCGAGGGGGTTACGAGATTCTTCGTGCTGCACGGGATGGTTTGTTGGAGGTAAAATGAGATACATGGGTTCAAAAGGTCGTCACGTAAAGCATATTCTTCCACACATTCTTGAAGGTCATGATGAAGATTCAATGTACGTAGAGCCTTTCTGTGGCGGCGGTAACATGCTGTCTGAGGTTCCTCTGACGAACAAGTGGGGAAACGATACAGCAACGTATGCTGTTGCACTTCTAAAAGCTGTCTCCGAAGGCTACGTGCCACCAACCAAAGTCAGTGAATCTCTGTACCAAGAGGTTAAATCCTCACCACACGACTTTGACCCTGCGCTTGTGGGCTTTCTTGCTTACTCTTGTTCCTATGCAGGTAAGTTCTGGGGCGGGTTTGCCAGAGGTAATAATGACAGGGGTGAACCCCGCAACTTTGCTCAGGAACAAGTGTCTGCTCTTATGAGTCAAAAGGTTGGTTTGCAAGGGACTTATTTCACCTCTGTGCCCTATACAGATCTGGTTATTGCAGATAGTTCAACTGTGTACTGTGACCCTCCGTATGCAGGCACAACTGGGTATAAGGGTAAGTTTGACCACAAAGAGTTTTGGTTGTGGGTTGCTGACTTGTCTAAACGTTGTAGAGTTTTTGTCAGTGAATATACAGCACCAGATTGGGTAGAATGTGTGTGGGAAAAGTCTGTAACAAACAGTCTTACTAAAGACACTGGCAGTAAATCGGGTGTTGAGCGGCTGTTTAAGTGCCACAAAGGGAAATAAAATGAGGTTTGCAGTCTTTGACAGTGAAAGTGATGGTCTATGGAAAGAAGCCACAAAACTACATGTGTTCTCTTACACTACCGATGGGATTAATATTCACAGTACAGCAAATAAGGATGAAATCGCTAAGGTATTCTCTGACAAAGACACTTACTTTGTAGCCCATAACTCTATCCGACATGATATGCCCTTGTTGAACAAGTTGTACAATCTCGGGCTAGACTATAAACGTGTCATTGACTCTCTAGCTTTGTCATGGTATCTGAATGAAGATCGTCAGAAGCATGGTCTAGAGAGTTTCGGTATTGACTATGGTGTACCTAAACCTAAGATCACTGACTGGGAAGGCCTTACATACGAAGAGTATGCTCATCGCTGTTCAGAGGATGTAAAGATCAACTGGTTGTTGTGGCAAGACTTGTGGACCAAGTTGCTTGCCTTGTACAAGTCTGAGGAAGAAGCCCTACGGCT